TGCACTTGTCTCTTTCGGGGCAAGTGTTTTTTTTGGAATATGTGTAACCTTTTTCCCTTAGTATTCGTATCAACAGGTCATGAAATATGTGCTGATACAGCTATCTAAGACAGGAGATTTGTTACAGATGCACAATGCTATTTGTGCAATAGAGGAAAACGGGGGCTTGATATGCAGTCCTTCGGACATCCTCTTTTTTGTACATAAGAGCAACGGACATTTATTTGAAGAGGGGGGTAAGTTATCGAGATACCAAGTGCATTTACACGATGGCTACACCCACGAATGGCAGGACGCTTATGTGTTAGCCCAGAGCCTATTTCCTGATGATAAGATTATTGTTTGCCAGGCGAACGGAACACCCCTTGAGGAAACGATACAGTTCAAGAACTACCATGCGGCGCAAATATCTCCTATCTATCTGGAGTTGTCTACGTTTGAGGGGCGAACGGTTTCTAAGGTGATGGAGATTAAAAGCGATTGGATAGTCCTTAATTTATCAGGGGAATCCAGTGCTATTGATGCGCCTATGATAGCGCAGATACGTTCTACTGTTTATAAGATAGCGGATTATCTAAAGATAAAAGTGTTGGACATTACCGATGTTCGCTTGTCAAGGTACAGCGATTTGGCGGGATGGGTAAAACGGGCAATCGGACAAAAAGAGGGGCGGGTTTTATTACTCACCAACGACACTGCTACTTACCATGACTTAGATATTGGAGATGCTCGTATACTCATATCCTGGCATAAGCAGTACAGCCATAGCATAGAATACGCTGATTGTTTATCCCGCTTTACTGCTAAGGAGTTGTTAACCCATTCCGGAATTAGCAACTTAAAGATGGTTATGAATAACTTCTTCAACTGGGAAAAGAATATTTCCTTGTTGGACAACAAGCCTTTGTACGGGATGAGTATGTTTGAAGATTTAAGCAGTCAGAAAATCTTCCATACGTACAACGTTTACGATGAAAGGGATTTGCTTGCCAAGCGTAGACACTCAGTAGTCCAGATGAGTTACACGGTACTCCCAGAGCAGGATATTTACTACAAACAGTTTACACAAAGGAAAGCTGGCGATGAGATAATGACTATCGGGGAAATCTTTATTAATGGCTTTGAATCTGGAATCGCTATGGGTGCGCAACCTAAAGATATTTTCATGTTCACCAATACTGATATCGGTCTGGTCCCGGAATCCTTATTCTTTATTCGTCGGGCGGTTAAAAATAACGGCGGGGCTACTTATGCCAGCAGGGTTGAAACAACAGTTCCTAAGTGCTTAACCTACCAAGACATTGCTGATATGCCTACCTATGTGGGAACGGATCTGTTTGCCTGTACGTTTGGGTTCTTAGATGCTATCCTCAGCGATGTTAAATACGTCCCTTACTTGGATATGTATTTAGGCAATGAGGGATGGGATTTTGTTTGGAGGAAAATCTTTGAATACAAACTGTACGGCAACCCTCCAGAGTTAAAATGCCAGTTTGCTAAGTTGCAGGAGAACGTATGTTACCACATGAGCCATACGACAAACTGGATGAAAGAAAGCCCTGAACGGGAAACGAATGTAATGCTGTTTAAGCAGTTCATGAAGCAGTTTGGGTATGAACAATACCTTATGGTTCATGGGCAAACGAAGCAACCAACAATAAAAGCAGACTTATGGTAAACAATAACATAGAAGAAATCAACGGGGTGTGGTGTGTTGCCGGAGATACTGGAACGAACCCCCACATTTTAGAAAAGGGATTAAAGTGGGACGACACTTTCCAAAAGGTATTGGACATTGTTGGTCCCGCCAAGGGCAGAATTGCTATTGATGTAGGGGCTTTCATTGGGGATTCTACGAAGTGGTTTGTGGATGCTGGCTTTGATACCTTTGCGTTTGAACCTTACCCAGATGCTTTTGAGTGCTTATGCAAGAACCTTTCTAATGTGCAAGCGTTCCCGTGGGCGATAGGCTTTGAGGAACGTATAGGGCTTATGACCGAATACGGGGGCAACCTTGGGGGTCGTGGCTTAACGAAAGGTGAAACAGCAACTCAGAGTTTGGATGAAATATTTGTAGGCGAAAAATGTGGGTTGCTCAAAATAGATACAGAGGGATTTGAACTTTTTGTATTAAAGGGGGCGCAAAATCTGTTAAAACGTACCGACTTCGTTATGATTGAGGTAAACAAAAAAGCATTACAGGATAACGGGTTTTCAGAAGAAAGCATATTGCAGTTCTTTAGTCCTGTCCTCTGGAAGAAGCATATAGTATTTGAGTATTATGACTTACATTATGATGTTCTTTTTGAAAGAAAGAAAGTGGTAGTTACTGGGGTTGATTGAAACCGCCCCTAAAAACAATCATTTGCCCGTACCCGCCTCCGAACAAAATAGGGGGCGGTATCGTATAACAAAAATCTATGTCAAAGCAATCCTTTAGAATCTTAAATGCCCGTATAATAAACTTCAAGGGCATTGGAGAACTTGAAGCCCCTATTAACGGGCGTTCTGTATGGCTTATTGGAGGCAACTCCCACGATAAGACCAGCGTATTACAATCCATTTGGTGTGTCCTTACGGGCAAAGGGTGGCCTCCTGATCCTATCAAAAAAGGGGAGGCTAAAGCCCAGATAAGTGTAGTAGTTGGCAATCAGGAAAGAAACCTGACTGTCAATTGCAGTATCACAAAGAAGGATAAGTACCTAACCATCCACAATGAGCAGGGTGCGCCAGTGGCTAAGGGGGCTGAGAGAACCTTCTTAGAATCTCTGATGGCTCCATACACAATTGAGCCTTTCAAGTTCATTAACATGAAGGCGGAGGAGCAGGTGAAAATAGTTAAGGCTATTGCTGGAATCAATACCGACATTATTCAGGAAGAGTTTGATAGGATCTACAAGGAGCGAACCGACGTTAACAGGGAGGTAAAGAGGCATAAGGCTTTGGTAGATAGTTTCTTGAAAGCCTATCCTGATTTTGAGAACTACAAAAAAAGCGTAACGGTAAATGCGGAGCAGATTCAGGATGAGTTAGCCAAGGTACGGGCTAAGTTATCTACCATAAGGGATATTGAAACCAAGACCAGCGACTTCAACAATATGTTGCAGAACACGCTGGCCTCGGTACGCAGGAATGCAGAGAGAATCGAGCAGTTGCAGGCGGAAATTCAGTCCTTAACCCAAAAAAACCACGATTTATTAAATGAGGCGGCGGTTGCAAAAGAAAGCGTAACCAGAGGCACAACCTGGTTAGAAGGAGCGAACAAAGCCCACTGGGAGGAATCAGAGAAGAAGCTGGCAAATGACTTAGTTCTCCTTGCCCAGAACGCTAAGAAGGATGCAGAATACGACAACTTCTACAAGGCATACGAGGAACAGCAAAAAGCAGAAGCCGATTCTGAAGCTAAAACAACAAGGCTAAAGGAACTGGAACAGCAGAAGATTGATATCATCAAGTCCGCAAACATTCCGGTAGAAGGATTAACTTATACGGATGAAGGATTACTTTACAAAGGCGTACCATACGACGAGAACCAGATAGCACGTAACGAAATGCTGAAGGTTGCTATCTTGCTTAACATAGCCCAGCTATCACAAGTGGAGGCTATACGCTTACCAGACGCTTCCTTAATGGATAAGCATACCAGAGAAGCCTTGCAAGCAGTTATTGAAGAAAAGGGATACCAAGCCTTCTGGGAATTGGTGGATGATGATGGTGGCGACTTAGAGATTAGGTACTCAGAAGAAGAAGGTATTGCAGAAGCCCCTGTGTTTTGATTAGCAGGGGTAGTACCAAATATGGCAAAATCAGTATAACCGTTTCTTCAAGCGGTTATTTCTGTTTTTATTGGCCGAAGGAGTACAGGTACCAAAGACCCGATATGTTTACTCTGGAGAAACGCTTTGGTGAGAAGTGGAAATCCCCTATTGAAATGCTATTCAATGACTATGGAGTAGCAGTAGAATCCCATGACGACAATTATTATAAGGCGTATGGCCATTTGCTTACTGTCCGCAGAAGGGCTATGTTCCATCTGTTGAGGGAATTTAAGATCGTGGACTTGGAACGGGATGAAGAACTCTTTGCTTTGTTCCGGGATGGGTACGCTACTGAAACAGCCATGTTCTATGAGAGGCACGGGCATAAGGTTCCGTATCTGGACAGGTTATTTGAGAAGCAAAAAGAGGAAATTCCTTTCTTATGCAATGCCAGAACTTCGCTTTTGGCGTTTGATATGGGAACGGGCAAGACTATTACCAGCGCAACGGCTTCCCTGATTTATGGGGAACAGACATTGGTTATTTGTCCACTCAATGTTAAACCATCATGGGTAAATGATTTGGTTAAAGACTGGGGCGTTGATCCATTAGCAATTCGGGAGATTAAAAAGAAAACCGGATTCAATGCTATGCCACATGAGAAGTTTATTGTGGTCCACTACGAGGACGCTAAAAGATATTACGACGAACTAAATGCGCATCCCTTTAATAATATTATCGTGGATGAAGCGCATAATATTAAGAACAGGGACAGCGCACAAAGTCAGGTGGTAACGGATATTATTCATTTCCAAAGGAAGCGGAACGCTAAAGCGAAGGTTATGTTACTTACCGGAACCCCCTATAAGAATAGTGTTACGGATTTAATTGCTTACCTGAAGATAGCCGAACACCCTATGGGTAGGGTTATAAGAACGTTCCAGAACAACTACTGCAAAACATCAAATGGAGGGCGGGCAAAACTAAATCCTGCCAATGCAGGAGAATTGTACGGACGCTTATTGAACTTCATGCCTAAGCTAAAAAAGGAAGATATTAAGGAGTTGCATACTCTGGGTAAAACAATAAGCAACCACTACATAGATTCTGATGCTATCTGGGAAACATACAGACAAGCCTTACAGGAAATGGCTGTGGCGCAATCGGACTTGGAGAAAGACCAAGCATTAAAGAGGATGCTCAAGGTTCTGGCATTGTATAAGGTTCCCCACTGCCAGTCCTTCTTAAAAGAGGAACTTCTTCCCAACGGAAAAGTATTGGTATTCTCTATGTTTGTGGAACCCCTTGAAATCCTACACGGCAAATTCAAAAACAATTCGGTACTGATAACCGGAAAGACAAATACCCAAACGAGATTAGCTATTCGGGAACAGTTTATTAATGATCCTAAAATAGAAGTTTTATTTGCTACATTAGGAGTAGCAGGAACAGGTATCAATGGGTTGCAGAGGTGTTGTTCGCAAGGGGTATTCTTAGACCTTCCTTTTACACCAGCGGAATTTTTCCAAGGAACTGATAGGTTGGATAGGATAGGGCAGAAAGAAGTTGTTTCATGGTACTTGCTTACTTGTGTAGATACTTTGGATGAGGTATTGTCTGCTATAATTAAGAATAAGAAGCAGGAGCAAGATGCTATTGTGGATGGGAAATCTTTTGACCCGGTACAGGGTAGGGCATTCTTTGAAGTGGTAATGAAAGAGGTTGCTAAAAAAGCTAAGATACATGAGGCTGTTGCCGTATAATGAGAACTATGATATTCTCTTTAGCAATGATACGCTAAGGGGGATGGTGCAAGCGCATATAGAAAAGAGTTGCCCTAATGTTGCTGTTGCTTGTATGGAGGTAGGAGTAAGTGTGGAGGACTTTTATGGTTGGTTAACCGCCGGGAAAAAGAATGGAAGCCGGGTTTTTAACCAATGGCAATTGATAAATTTATTGGCTAAATTTGGGCTTAAAATAGTACTCACCATTGAGCAATCGGGAGAAGTTAGGAACTAATTTTACTGAGATTCTGGGGCAGGCGACAAAGAAACTTGTGCCATTGTTAGCCAGATATACTTACCTGCCAGACAAGAAATTAAAGCAGGAAATCATGGCAGAAGTGCGTAACCTTATTGATGCGCTTTGCGTATACTTACAAATCATTGATAAAACAAAATGAGTGGATTAGGAAGTTTTAGACAGAAACACGTTGTGTATCTTTCCATTTTTGATGGGAAGTTGGCGCAAAAAGTAGATGCAGATACGCTTGGAGCCATCCAGCGTACCAACAAAAAGGGCAATGAAGTCTTTGAAGTGTTCCACGACTATGTGTGTGGGCATTTAGTTTCCTGCGCCATCCGCAAGAATGAAGCCATAAATGCTAAAGAAATTACTATTGTTGTAGATAACAATGGACAATTCTATCAGTTGTCGTTTCCTGCGGAAAGCAGACAAGCTACCGATTTTGCTACCAAAGCAAACCAGTTGGCGTATGGGCATTTGTACACCTTCGTTCCTTACTCCTTTGAGGACAAGACAAAGCGGAAAAAGAATGGCGACCCAAAACTCATTGTAGGGATTTCTATTTACGCTTGCGCTCCTTATGCCAACGGACAACTTGACCCTAACCAGAAGTTAATTGGTGCAAGCGACAATGGTTCTCCAGCGTACCGTGCTGATTTTTCAGAAAAGGAACTTAAAATCTGGAAGATAGAATTTCAGGAATGGGTAGAGTCAACTATCGAAGAGGCCATTGATATGATGGAACAAGGGTTTGCGGAAGGGGATGCTTTCGTTGACGACATTCCAGATTTGGAAGTAGCTGAGGAAGTTGAAGCTCCGCCAGCACCGCAAAGAGCCAGCGTTCCTGCGCCACAAAAAAGGCCAGTAGTGGGCACTCAGGTAGAACCGCCTGCCCCTGTTAGGCCACAGAAAGCACCGCCAGTTCAGGCAGAGGCAGAATGGGGGGATGATTTACCTTTTTAATCTATGGAAAATCCAGAGCCAATTAAAATAACGCTTGCTGAAATTATTCAGGATTTTGATTTCCAAGATTTAGTCAGGAAGCATTTGAACGAACTTGTTGCCAAGAGGCGTATGCGCCCAGAACCACCCGAAGGGAAGCGATACGAGAGGGATTGGTACGATAGGATGGGAAGAAGTAGCTTGACTGTTGGGGATTGTTTGATGCACATAGGCGATATTTGGTCTAAAAAATCAAATCTAAACTCCGAAACAAGGGGTGTAATTCAACATATATGCAACCTTGCGCTTCAAGATTATTTGGAGCAGAAGAAATTAGTTCCGGCAAAAACCCTTGAATAAATAAAATTGCCGGCGGTATAAATAAAACTGTATCTTTGCTTGCAGAAAGGTTAACCAAGTAATGGCAAATTCTGTAAATGTAACTCAGGTAAACTGGAAGTACGATAAAACGGCTACTTATGATTCTTTAAGTGTGCCTACGTTTCTCGTCTCCAGTGCAACCGTTGGCATTTTAGTTGCTAATGTAAGACGGGTAGTTCCCCAAACCGTAACAGGCGTATCCTCCATCAATGCAATTATCCAATTCAATGAAGGAGTTCCGGGTTCTGAAATCTACATTAAAGAAACTGTTGCTCAATGGACATCTGCTGCTAACGCATAAGCAGTAGCTTACTCACAATCGAAGGGATTTGGTATTGCCGAATCCCTTTTTTAATTTTGGCTTATTATGAACAACCCTATCAACTTACCCAGTTTCCCTGGTAATTCGACATTCAGTGTGAGTGTATGCGTTAACCAAACGGGTACTGCGGTAGTGTATGTACAGAATACGGGGGCAATGACGTTGGAGTTTGCCAACTTACAGTCCTCTGCGGGAACAATGACTTATTCGTCTCTGACAATTGCTCCCTTAGCTACCCAAAGCGTAACCTTGAGCTTGCAGGCTTTATATAGCCAGACGATAACGGCTGGATTTACTGTTGTAGAGCCTATTGACCAAGTGGAGGACCAGATAAACTTTACGGCTATTTTCCAAACGCTGTATTGTGCTACTGCCCCAACAATTCCTTTCCAAGCCAATTTACTCGACGCTACTGGAACCTTTGAGGTTGACCTGGGGAGTACTTGTGGATCAGAGATTGAGTTCTCCGATACCAGTAATTACACAACAAACAATGACCCTAAACATACTCAAGCATTATTTAACTACCGGAGCGTGGTACTTGAGTTCCCTGATGGGTCAACGTACCGATATTGTTCTGCGCTGCCTTATGATGAATTCTTAGCGGCTCCAAGTGCAGGCATAACCATAGTAAATTATACTCCTGGGGCTTATGCAATTGTAGATGGGCTATATAAAGCCACATTAATTGCCGTTCCGGATTACAATTCAGCAACAGGCGGGTCTGTGAATTTAGCCTACATGAATGGAGCTATTGTTCACAACTCAGGAGTTTTGTATAAGGCTAATGGGGTGGTTCATGTGAGCGTTAATGTTACCAATAGTGTAGCATGGAGTGTTATTGCGGAAGATGATATTGCTATTGGTAAGTACAAGGATGAAGAATATTTTATTGTTCACTGTGCGTTCCAGACGTGCTTATCCGACGCTGTTAAGTCAGCGTACTGCAACATAGCAGAAACGCCTTGCAATGATGATATGCTGTGTAAGAACCCTTGTTTATTGAAAGCTACCAAGCTATTGATTATCGAGAGAACGGTACAGGCAGCATTAAATGCCAGAAACTATCAGGCAGCAGCAGACGCTTTGGATGTGGCTGGAACAATATGTAGTGCAGACTGCGGATGCGGATGCGGAGGATAATATGCCACTGAGCGTTGATAACGACACTTTAATGAATGCCGAGGCGGTTTCCCTCCTTGGTAAAGTCTGTAAGCAAGAGGTATACCGCATAGGTAAACCAGACTGTTGCTTATGGGACAAACTGCTTAGGAACTTTTTAATCCACAAAGTATTGGAAAAAGACTTGGCTGTAGGCAAGGACTATACTTGCTTGCTTCCTACTTATGCCAATGCTCAAAGGGCTTATTCTAACTACCCTCAGAATGTTGAAGTCAAAAACCAGTCAGGCGTTTATCGCTTGTTCTGGGATCCACTTCCTCCGGCGGATAGTTACCTGGTAAAATATTGCAGAGGCGGGGCTTTGATTGAAAGCGAAACCCTCTGTACCACACTTACAACAACCACGAATTACTTAACTTTGTCTGGAATTGTTGCCGATACAGACTACGCTTTGGTGGTGGTAGCTTATATTGGAGGCCAAGCCTTCGCTACACAATACGACTTCAATTCCAACGAGGTGTAACATGAGAGCAAAAGTAACCAGCCCTTCAGTCATTCGTTCTATATCCGATACGGGAATAACTTTTGTTGAGAACAACTTAGGTACTCAGCCAGCGACTATCCAGGAGGAACTGGAAAATGTAGGTTCTGCCTATACCCAGATGGATTTAAGGGTTGATACCTTAGAATCTTTGAGTTCTGCTTATGCAGGACTGGTAACAAGGATTGGAGATGTAGAAGCGGAAACGGATGCTTTACATTTTACCTCAAATATATTTTATGATGGGGGTTTGCAAACTGGTTGGAGTGCTTTCCCTGAAGGAAGCGCAGCGTTAAATAGCGTATTCACAGATTTTGCAGCCGAGATATTAACCAAAGATATTACGGTTAGGTCTCAGGCTATTGCGTCTGCCAGTGCGTATACGTCCTCTCAGGTAGCTGCTTTGAGCGCAGCAGTTCCGAACATGTTCTCCATCCCTGATGGAAGCATAACGCCAGCCAAACTGTCAGCTCTATCTCCAAGTCCAGCAGGAACCATGCGAGCCCCTACCATTACCGTAAATAGTAAAGGTCAGGTAACTACCATGACTGCCTTCTTTGCTGATGCTTGGGCAGATGGTAATATCCCTCAGTACAGTACAGGATCAAGTAGGATGTTGGCTAAGACCCGTGCGCAAATCATGGGAACGGCAGCAGAATACAGGTTCTATGGATATAGTCCTACCTCTGGTGATATAGCTTTAGACAGTTATATTAAGTACGTCAGCGCAAGGATAGGGATTATGCTTGGAGCAAGTAATCCTACTACTACCTTAGATGTCAACGGGGCAATTAGAACTCGTGGCGGGGCTGTATTAGCCAACGATGGAGAAGTACAAGGGACAACAGGCGACCTTGAATTTAGAGCCGGAGAAACCTTTAGGGTGCTGAGAAGATTCAACGACCTGCAAGCAACAGTTGAAGGTGCGCCAGTAACGGCTAAAAGGTTTGAGAGAGTAAAGAAATTATGTTCAGCAGCATTAACGGTTTACTTCCCAGCAAGTCCAACAGAAAATGATATGTTGGAAATAACAGATGGGTACGGCAATGCAGGAACAAATAATATAACCCTTGATGGGAACGGGAATATGATAGCAGTTGCAGGCGCAGCATTAGCATCAACGTATGTGTTAGCTTCTAATTACGTATGGAGAGAAGTCCTGTACTCAAGTGGAGTATGGTACTGTAAGTAATGCCGCCCCTTATTTTAATGCTTTAGGCTTATGAGCCCGCCTCCGAACAAAAACGGGGGCGGTTGCGTATAAAAGAGAATATAAAGACTAACATGGCAACAACAATAGATTCTCCAGAGGGTTCTAAGCGTAGGAGAACAAGAACAAAGGAAAACATTCTCAGGGATATGACAGCCATTTTAACTCCCAAAATGTTAGCATGGGATGAAAGAAGGCGTATTATGGAGATGCTTATTACCTTCCATTATGGCAAGAGCCATACGGAACTGGAAGCAGTAGGCAAGGAGTTATTCCCTTCTCAGGGTATGACAGCCAAAGGGTTCTATGAACTGATAAACAACAGGGTATATGAAGGGAAGCGAACAGCCCCTAAAGTAACTAAGTACTCTGAGGACAGCAACGAATTTAGGTTGTTTGAATTATTCCACCAGAAGTATCCTAAGAGTAAAAAAGGTTCGCTAAGAAACGATTGGAACTTAGTAAAAGCCAAATTAGGAGATGAGAATTTGTTAGCAGACTTGCAACAGATATACGATTGCTTCTTAGAGCAGATGGCTATACGGGAAAAAATAAAAGCTATTCAGGAAGCGTATCCCATGAAGAAAATATTCTTTCCGGAGATGAAGCACTTGGAAAGATATATCAAGTACGCTGATTGGTATAAGGACTATTCAGACGACTACAAAGCTATTCTGAGTAGCGTAGGGCTAAAGGATGGACAGTTTGTTCTAAGAGAAGATTTAGGGCTACCAGAAGCAGTTCCAGGACGAGGTATGGATGTAACACACTTCCTAAGAATACAGTTATCCAGTGCGCCAGAAAGAGAATTAGGAAGCAAAGGATTCTACAGAGCAGATGATGGACATTATTATAATGCTAAGGGGCTTAGGGGGCAGTAATCCCGCCCCTAAAATCAATAAATCAGGGGTTTTGAAACTTTTTGGAGGCGGTATCGTATAAACAATATGAATAACTTTCTATGCGCTCTTGGCAATTGCACAGAACAGTGTTTCACTTGTTCAGAAGATGAAAAGTGTGATGCAAAATTCAGCACGAATTTTACTATTGACTCCTTAGATGATGAGGATAGTGAAATATACAAGATGGGGAGTGAAATAGCCGAAATGCCTATTGAAGAGTTAGGGGCTAATTGCGATGCGTTTATAGCCATTCTGAAAAAATCTAAAGCCTATCGAACAGAAAAAACTCCTAATCCTCTGGTTATGTTTTTATACCACAGGAGCGAATTGGCTACGGATTCTTTACAGCCGGGCAAGGATGGCGTTGTATCTATTACAGAAGAGAGCAATGGCGATCAGTTGTCCTACCTTGTGATAAAGGAGGATGGCAGGAGGGAAAGGTACTTTACCCCATCGAAGGTGGTGTATATGCACCCCGATTGGACTGTACCCGCTTCTGAACAAAAATAAAGGCGGTATCGTAAAGCGTTTTAAACAACAAACCAAATGAATAGCGGAGAAAAAGCACGATTAATTTCTGATGAGTGTAACTCAGAATTTCAAGGGATATTAAACCAAATCTATGCTCAAGCAAGGGTTTCAGAAGAAAAGCCATTTATAGAGGTTCCTACATTAACGGAAAAAACTACTAAAGCATTAATGAGGCACGGATTTCAGGTAGCGAAAACCCGTAATGATAGTGAAGGCGATAAATACCGAATTTCTTGGTGGTAAAGCCCGCAAAAGATTAAAATGAAGGGCGGTATTATTTCTCTAACCTATCTAACCTATCCTTTAGAGCTTTTGTTTTTTCTGATTCGATAGCCATTTGAGTATTCATGGAGGACACCATTTCTTTAAGGTCTTTAATATCATCTGAGAGGTTATCAAAATCTTTTCTTAGGAATGAAGCAAGGGTCATAATAAGGAATATAATAAACGCAAAGAGAGAGGGAACTATGTATGCCCGTAGTTTCTCCATAAAAACATCAAAAGTAGATTGGGCAGGCTTAACCATTACGTTGTAAAAATAGTTAATTTTGAAAAAGCAAAAACAGAAATCCGTGCCGGAGTTGCAAAAAGAAGTGGAACGCAGATACTTAACCGTAGGGGACGCAAGTCAGGAGTTAGCGTATGAGCCAACATCAATTGTGGTAGGAAAATTTTTTACCCGTTTCTTTTCTGAGGTGGGATACCAAACCATTACTCAGGAAGAGGTAAAGGCAGAGATAGAGTTGTTTGTAAAGAAAGCCTCTAAGGAAGAGAAAAAGGAACTCCTTATTATCTTAGTGCAAGAGTTGAATAACCAGAGGGGTTCGTTTAATATAGCCGACAACTATATGCACGAAGCTGTCGGTGAGTATTCTGAAGAAGAATGCCAGCCCCAACCAGAGGCAGAGTATTTGGACATCCTGAAAAAGAAGATGGACAACAGGATTGAAGTACGCCAGTTTTACGACAGGAACGTACATTTCCTTCAGGAATTATTGAACCAATATGGAAGCATTAATCAGGATTAACGAGAATGGTTCGTCTGCTCCTGCAAGTGGTTTTATTAACAGGGCATTGGCTTACTACAAGGGTTCCCTTGTAAAAATCTCTATTACTAAGATTCCAGAATCGGGAGGCAGGGATGCCAGAAACGCTTACTATCATGGAGTGTTGTGCGACAGGTTCGCCAAGCACATGACGGCGCAAGGGGAGCATTTTAATAAGGGGAAAGCAGATAAATTCTTTAAGAAGGAGTTTCTGGGGAGCGTAGAAGCATCTACCAGAGCCTTAACTGATATGGAATTTGAACAATACACAATAGCAGTAGAGGTCTACTGCTCAGAAGCAGGAGTACAACTTGATTTATTATAGCATGGACTTTGAAACCATTCAGGAAGCCTCGATATGGGCTGTTAATTTGATTGTAGCCGCTATATGTGGCGGTACCGTTCACTTTATTATGATTTATCCGTTATGGAAAAGAAAGAGGAAAGAGTCATAGAATACCACAACAGGCATTGTCCTGAAGGTATCCACTACTTTGAAATGCAAAGGGGTGTTATTTATCATCTCAATCCTTCCACGTTGCATATCTCCGGAATTGTTTCTGGGGAAGTGTATACCGGGTATAAGGTGGGTTCCCTTTGTCTGGCACGACCGGGACTTTTGCTGAAGCATGAATTTTTTAAGGCGCAAACCCCTAATCCAACAAAATAAGGGGCGGTTGCCCTATTTATATGCCATCAACAATTACCAATAAACTTGGGTATCCCCAAGAGATAGTAGATGCTGTCTCCTTCGATGGATACATAAAGGAAGGACAATACAGTCCTTCCGACTTGTTCCAACCCCTTCAGATAACGGTACTGAAGCGTAACGTTCACTTTGAGCAGGACGTACACGATATGATACCTATGCTACAAGGGAGTGCTATGCACCATGTATTAGAAATGGCGCACTACAAGGACTACGAATTAGCCATCATGCAGAAGGCATTGAAGATCCTTGAGCGCATGACGTACAAGAACCCTGAGATAGCGGACAAGGCTGATACTTTGAGAGCCATGCTGGAAGAGTTTAAGGACTTCTATATGCCACAAGGGGATGATGTGCTATTGGAGCATAGCCTAAAGTATGAGCTACCCAACGGGTTTACTATTTCAGGTAGGCCGGATAAGATAGTCAAATCCGAAAAGCGGTTGGTGGACCTAAAGAACGTTTCCGTTAGCCAGGCAAAAACTGGAGGCTATACCGTTGAAAGAAGTAAGCAACTGAACTTCTACCGTTGGCTGATCTGGGTAGTGATGGATATTAAGATTGAGAAAGTGGAACTGCTTTTATTCTACAAGGATTATTCCAAGATGAAAGGGTTGCATAATTTTTCCTATCCTAAAAAGGCAGTGGAGGCACATAGCATTGCATTCTCTTTCCCGGATGAGAAACTACCTTCCATTGTAGATAACGTTCAGCAGTTGGTAGAAAAGGTGGATGGGTACGTACAGCGGAATGAACTTATTGAATGTACTCCTGCGGATAAATGGCAGAGTGATTCTATGTTTGCCGTAATGAAAAAAGGGAACAAGCAAGCTACCAGGATATTTGATAGGAGGGAAGCTGCTGAAGCCTTTTTGGGTACGCTTAATGCTCCGTCAGGAATGTATTCTATTTTAGAAAGAAAGGGAGAGCCTACAAGGTGTTTATACTACTGTTCAGTACGTTCTGTATGTCCGCAAAGGTTCAGGGAGCTGGGTAAGTATGTGGATCTAAGCGAAGAGTAATATTAAACTACCATGAGAAAACCCGCCTCCGATTTTATTCAGGGGCGGGTTTTTAAGCCTAAAAGATTAATTTTAGGGGCGGTATTACACCATCTGTTTTACTGCATTCTCACATTTAAGTTTAAGGGAAGCTGATACTTCAATTAGTACATCTGGCACCCATTGGAATAGAGGTCTTCTAACTCTTAGAATCTCTTCTGATTCTGGTTTGGCTACTATCTGAATTCCATTTAGGTAGACTACTATTAAGTCCTGAGCCGTAATTCCCAGCAGTTTTACTTTCTCTGTCATTTTATTTGGGGTAAGGTGTTACGAAAAGATCATAGGGAAAATGAGGTTTGAATCGTTTATAAAAAACGCTCTATTGTTAGTGCTAATGCCCATACGGATAAATTTGCTTTCTGTAATGCTGGTAACAATAGTTTTTAGTTTTTTGGCATCTAAGCCTACTCTAATAGAAGCCTCCGGACTTGGTTGAATTACTTGGCAATGGAGAAAGGGAACTCCTTTGTCAGAAATAACACCTTCAGCATCTTTGCCAAAAACAGTAACTTTTTCATCCTTAATTTCCATAGCAAAGTGCTTATGCTTCCCGCTTTCTGGGATAGAATCACACAAGGCTAACATTAGGTCCTTATGAGCCGATACGATATAATTAACGTCGTTAGGACTTGGGAATACATTTTGATAGGCAAGGAATTTTTCATCTATATGCTTAACAATAAGGTCAAAATCTTTGGTTAAGAATAAGGAAGCCCCTTTGTTTACCTGAACATTAAGCCCTGTCATGCCCTTTAGTTGTGCAATAGTAGTAGGATAAATGACTTGACTTGTTACCGCATCCCCTTTTATTAGCTTTATGTTGATTAACTCCCATGTTCTTAGAATATGAGCATCCGTAGCAATAGCCTTAGATTCTGGGAAGTCAAAACAGATTCCATTTATAGCAGGTAGCAAAGGGTTAGTACTACAAACAGTATCAGTTATGTTAGGAATGTCAATATGATAAACGCCTATGTAGTTTTTCAATTGGAGCCATGCATCTGTACTTGGAAGATCCTCTGATTCAATGGGATATGCCTCTGGGTGTTCAAACCCGTTTATAAGCATAATCCCGCCAACAATTTCAATCTTTTTGGCTTTTTTTGCCAAAGGCAAAGGAATAAAAAATGTTCCATCTCCAATGTTGTACCGGATTTGTAGGTAACTGTTAAAATCAGTTACCTGCCAGATTCCATTATGGTATGTTATGCCGGAGGCGATAGGAATGCTTCTGGAAGGCTTTATCTTACACTTGGCTAATATAGCCTGCAATTCTTTTAAATTCATTTGGAAGGAGTAAGAGTTGCCTGGTGAGTAGTAAGGGAATCGGTCATGTAGTTAAACATGATTACATTATTCTTAACATGAGGCAAGCCCATATTAAGGATAACGGGAGTATTAGATTCAAGCTCAATCTTTGAGCGAACCATATTAGTCAAGTCCTCCATTGGTAGTTGTGGGGGGACTTTAAAGAAGGCAATCGGGCCTGCTTCTGTTTTTAAAAGGTACTCTGTCATGTTGTTTTAATTAAATGTTAGGCAGGAAAGAGGGAATCGAACCCTCTTAAAACCATTTTCCCGCTTAGGCTTACCAAGAAGCCTGATAATAAAAATCTCCGGTTTTGGAGGAAAGCTCAGGTTTTACATAAGCAATTGTTTCTTTCAGGTCTATGAGATAGTTTTCATCGTAAGCCTCGCTTCCAAAATAAAACCCTAATGAGGTTGGGAGTAATTCTTTAGCGACATCGGTGTTTAAAAACCTTCTTTTGCCCATTTCCCCTTCGGAATTACCTTCAGCAAGCAAACTATCCCGAACCTTTTCGCAAATGTCTACAAGTTCTTGAAGTTGTTCTCTGCTTACATAGTACTCTTTACAGTTGTCCTCTCCGTCTTGGCAGTTGTCTACAAACCATTTGTGTATTTGATTTGCTTTCCTCCAAGACCAAATTTCCTCAACAATTGAAAACATTCTTTCTGGTTTTATTTCGGGGGATAATTCCCCATTCAATAAAACGGTTACAGTGTGCCTTTCTTTGGCAGGCGTATGTTTCCAATTTTTAACATACGTTTTTTTAACTAAATAGCTGTCTAAACCCATTTTGATTTGTTGTTAAATGTTAGTCCCTGTTTCCGGTTCTGAGCCGGATGAAGCAATATCACAAACAGGGCGTTTGATTAATTTTAGGTGCGGGACTCCTCAATAAACTCCCTGATTAACCTTGACCCTCTATTAATCTTATTGAATGGTACAGAAGCCCCTTTTTTAAAAGACTCTTCCAGTTCTTCTATGGTTTCATAAACGGTAAAATAAGTAGCCGTTGTAGAGTCTTTAGAATTTACCAAGTCAGATTCCTTTTTTAGGTGGGTATCCCTCACCGGCCCTACAAAATTGATATCATATGAATAATTCATATACATATGATGATTATAACCTACTACAATGGCATCAGGGCTTAACTCTAAACCGGCATTAAACCTTCCGCAATAAATGGTTGTACTATTCGGGTAAAATCTTTTATGGTCCACGTCTGACCAGGTAAACTCCTGCCGGAAGGCAAAGTGCTGATTTGCTTCTTCATAGTCAATCTCTATTGAATCTACCTGAGCTTTAAACCCTAATGACAAATTAATTTTGTCCGCTGCTGCAATTGCTTCTTCTTCTGTAAAATGGTAACTAATACCCTCTCGTTCAGGGTCAGCGGTATCCTCCCACCTGTAACCAGATGCCATGTAAATGGTAATAAATCTTATTAACCGACCTTTGGACCAGTAAGTACTACGTTCAGTAATACACTGCCTTAACTCTGCCTTTCTCATGATGTTGTTATTAAATGTTAGTAGGGGTGGAGGACTCGAACCTCCTGCGGGAATCAGATTCCCTTTTGACCGTTTGCCCCTAATTGATTAATTTTTCCGGCGGGATATAAAAACATCTTTCCCATCTGTTTTCTTACTTGCTTTGTAGAACCACATTCCTATTGAAGCCATCACAAACCCGTAAAGGAAGATAAAGAAGATACAAAAGCCCACAAATTGTTCAGGGTTGAAATAAGGTTCAGTTTCCATGTTGATTAATTGAAAATTCTCTGTGTGCTTCAATGTTTTTAACCAGGTCTTTATACCTGTTACTGGGTAAGCTAAAGTGCTTGATGGAATGGTCAAACTCCGCTTTTCTATGCTCCTTAACTCCCGCTATGAGTGCGAGAAGGAAGAACATAAGTACGTACAATTTTTTTTCTGTCTTGTTCATGATGAAAAGGTTAAATTGTTATTCAAAGTTAGTAAAAGTTTTTACTAATACTAAAGATTTTTAAATACCTGCAAAAGATTGAAAAGGGAGGCGGTATTATAATAACCCTTCTTTCTTAAATGAAGTATACCAGTACTTTTCTGCTGTTATTATAAAATGGTCTATTAGATTAATATCCATTAGTTTTAAAGCCTGTTTTGCCCTTTCAGTTATTACTTTGTCTGCTTCTGATGGGTTTATATTCCCTGATGGATGATTATGCCACATAATAACTCCCTGAGCGTTGCAAAGGAGCGCAGTTCTAACCATTTGCTGAATATCAACAATACACGCACTGGCACTACCTTCTCCTAATTTCATAATCCCTAAAACTTTGTTTGCACGATCTAAAACGAGCATATAAAAAAACTCCTTTAGTTCTAATTGCAAGCCTATTGAACGATCCCAAATAAGTTGGTAGGCTTCTGAAAGGCCTTCAAGCTCCTTTCTGTCTTTTGCTTTTACTTTGGTGGAATAATTTACAGAAACATCTGCTATGTGTTTAATAGCTTCTAAATCCGCCTTAATTGTTTTTACTGTCTTTTTCATTTTGTTGTTTTGTTAAATGTTAGTCCCTGTTAACTCTTCTGAGGAGTTTAAAACAATATCGTAAACAGGGCAAAAAATTGATTTTAGGGCCGGGATTAAAGCATTTTCTTTAAAATAGTTTCGGTCGAGTCCCTGAATAAAGAGACGCTAATAGCTCCTTCAGGACATTCGTAAGGCCGTACATTGCCCAACCTCGGATCTTTGGCATATAAGGAGATATAACATAGGCACAGTGACCTAAAAAAAGCTATGTTACCAAGTGCAAAGGAATGGGTCCCTAAGTTTATACGATCCTCAAAAGGTTTAACAACTATTTCAAGTTCGTGAGATGCTTTTATTTTGCCCTGTTTTGTAATTTCGACGGTTTTTACCCCTATTATTATTTCACACTTGATATTGTCACATTCAAGCGAATTAATGATATTTAAAACAAGTTCAACCTTGTTTTTTAGTTCTTCAGTATCAAAATTTGCAGGTACACAAACGTCAATAAGAAAAGATTTTTTATTGGTCGCTTGTTCATTAAATTCAAAAAAGGCCAAAGGATCCCCACTTAGATAAGCGGGAACGCTGGCAAACACACCGCAAACTGAAGCCTTAAAGTCTATTGTACTACCTTGTTCAAAATTCCCAACGGTTTGTAATTCTTTTACAGGAGCATAAAAACCGTTTTGCAAATAACCTAAAGCCGTTTCAAAAGATACACCACCGTTAAAATCATCCCTCGCACTCCAACAAGCAGAACCCCTTTTAATCCCTTTGAACTTGTCAAGGTTATTATTTGCGTCCTGCATGAAGGACGCAAAAGCATTTAGACTGTTAAATACGTGTTTCATAGTTCGCTTATCCAGATTTCAACCTGCTTTTTATCGGTTTCGTTCAATTTGTTAATCAGTGCTTGATCCCATGCTTCAAAAAGGGTAAAACCGTCTTGAATTGCATCCCTAATTTGAAGCGAAACACGCGGAGAAACTTCAAACTGTAAACCCTTTTCATTCGCCTTTTGTCTAATTTTTTGGACTTTTTTTGCAATTGCCGAACCTACTAAAACGGTTTCTAAATTTTCATCATAGCCAAAATAAACAAACCTGAAACGGGATATAGTGGTTTGATCAATTATTTGCCTGCCTGCGTATTTAGCACTGTTTCCGGTCCCTATGGTATTAGCACCTGCAAAACAAACGAACTCGGGACTTTTAACAATTTGACCGCCCGGAGTATCTATAAACCCGTTTGATAGTGCACTATTAAGACTTAACAATACATTGGGGTTTGCCCCGTCTATTTCATCCAGTAAGAAAAGGCCACCATCTCTAAAACATTTTACAAAATCTGTTTCCACATAAACACCGTTTGCATTCTGAAATCCTTTTAATTCAAATACTGAGGCCTGAGAACTAAAACTTTTAGAATAAAAGGGGATATTCAATATTTCCGCCACTTGTTTACAAGCATACGATTTACCAGAGCCTGGAGGCCCGTATACCCATGCGTGCCGCTTATTCATCGCTAATTTTACCAACGTATCAATACAGGAATGTACCTCAGTTGTTTTGTATTCTGGCAAACTTTGGATTTGAAACTTGTGTTCAATTACCGGGTTTGCTTGTTTTAATAGTTCCTCTTTAACAATTGCCCGCACTTGTTCAATATCAATAGAACCACTGTTTTTAATTTGCTGGAATGCCTTTAAAATTAATTTCTCAGGATCAATAATTTCCGGTTCCTTTGTTTCTGGTTCCACAACTTCTACCAAAGGGATAATATTTTTTTCCTCCTTTGGTGTTGGTTTGTGGTCCTGCTCAATAGGCTTAATACTTTGGGCTTTTACCGGTTCCGGTTCGACCTGGTGATCATTAGGTAAAATCTTAATAACACCCTGAGAGCTCAGAGACGCAAGGCCTAAAAGCCCGTTTGATAAATTAAAATGATTTGCGGCCTCCTTTGGGCCACCTGAGAAAGTAAGTATTTCCCCTGATTCTAAAATTTGAACTTTCATTTTGTTGTAAATAAATGTTAGGCAGGTTTAAGAGAATCGAACCCTAATATTTCACCAGAAAACCCGCATTTGAATATTTTTTAGGCCGGTTCCCTAACATTCAAAGGCTCCACTTGTAACTCATTAAACAAGTAAGCAGTACGAAACATTCTATTTTCTCCTTCTTTAGTCTCTTTCCCTTGTTCCTCCTTGATCTTACCTATTGAACGGGAAAACACAGGGAACCCTTCAGAACCTTTTTTTACCATCATTCCTTCTGCTTTCCACTGTATAAACGTTTTAAAGACGTTCGCCCCTGTCTCCTCTTGGTATATGAGTATTAACGCCTCATTCCCTTTGATACCCTGACTTACTAAAGCTTTGTAAGTCTCATCGTTAATCCGTTCGCTTAGCCGTTTTGTAATTGGCATTTTTTCGTTTTAAATCTTATGCAACATTAAGAAACTTTTTAATACGTTCTACATTTTACGGCAAAATATAGAACAAATATTTTAACCTTTTTTGTAACCCCTTGAGAATCAATATAATAAAATTATACCACGAACGGGAAAAATTATATCGAATATCTATTCGTTACCCATTTTTAGCCTAAAATCCCCGCTCCAGCAAACAGTATATAACTACTATAATAATATACCTCACAAACCCTAAAACCGTGCAAAACAACCAAAATACCCCCACCACACAACCACAGATAACAAAGACTATTAGATAAAAATAATTCTTACTTAGGAATGTTTCGCACCTAAGCATCATCATATTTCATCATAGAATATAGAGTATAGTAAAGTATATATATAGCGAGCCCTTTACAGGATCAACCGGTGCAGCTTCAGGAATTGCCCTGCTCAACCAGTGGATCATGTTTTTGTCCTATAATTTATATTATGTTAAGTAGACTTGTAACTCATTGATAATCAGCGCACAAAAAAAACAAAAAAGGAATCTATTTTTTCTGGCAAAACGGCAAAAAAAAATGGTTTTTCAAGATAAACAGCTTTAGGGTGGGGGTGGTTTTAATATATCGGTACCTTAGTCACGATTTTTTTGGTGGTATTGGATTTTATAGTGTTCTATGGAATTGGCTTGGTTGTATTGGATTCTTGTTATTGGATGGGATAGGTATTATATGCGTTTGGTGTTGGGTAGATAGTGGCGGTTCTCTTAAATGGTGGCATTGCTGTTTGGATTTTGGATAGCCTTAAATCCATTCTGCCATTTCTGGTAGGTTTATTCCTGCTCGTTTTTCGATTCGACTCTACCGGCTCCGGAATCAATATAAAAGGCTAAGGGGAGATTGCTCTCCCCTTCCACTGATAATACCCGTAAATGCGAACTCGCTTGGGTTAGTCTTTACTTAATGCCTCTGAGGCTTTCGTTTATTTTCTGTATCTCTGCGTAGAGCGTGTTTATGTTTCGTTGGGTTGCGTCCCACCTGGCTTCTGTTATGGAGAAGGGTTGAGGTGTGGCTGGTTCTGGCTCTTGGTGTTCTTCTTTCTTTTCTGGTTCTGCAACCGCCCCGAAAATCAATCATTTCGGGGTTTTCTTAGTTAATTTCATTTATTTTTTTCTGACCCTTGGGATTCTGGATACCCCTCATTGGAATATTTCAATGTTTGTACAAACATTGCCGCAAATTTGGCTTGCGTTTCCCCGTATTTGGACAATATATGGGCTACAAACAGGCGTTCTATGGACGCTTCCGTTAGCCCTATCGTCGTTTCCCTGACAATATCTCTCAGCACTTCGTGTCTGCACGCTGGCTTGTAGGCATCTTCTCTGGCGACCCTCTTCAGTTGGACAGTGTACATAAACTCTTCGCCCGCTTTGGTAGGGCAAAGAACAATGCTTTTATTATGAGAACGTACCTCTACTGTTCCTTTAGCATATAAAGTCATGCTGGGAATATCAGGGTTCTTTTCTTTCTTCTTCATTGTATCCCGCCCTCATTTTTGTTCAAATGCAGGTTTGTCAGGATTTTTTCGACCTCTTTTCTTTTTATCTCCCGTGTAGTTTCAATCATGGTTCGGTACAATTCCATTTGTATTGGCGAACTCATGTTGTTCATTACACCAACACTAATCGCTTGAGGCTCTTCCTCCATCAGCTTGGCGGCATCCTTCTGGGAAACGATTAACAAAACCCAATGGTCGTGGTTGCGGGCTATGCTCTGGTACTTCTGGAAGATTTGCCAGTGCCAGAAAATCTTTTTTAATAAGGTGATGAAGTATCTTTTCATTTTCTCTTTGTACGAACCCGCCCCTCTTTTTGTTCGATTACAGGTTTGTGGTTAACATTCATTCGCTCAATAGCTTTAAAAATCTGAAATGCTACTTGTGGAACAATTGCGTTCCCATAAGCTTTTATACTTTCGTTTCTCCATTTTGGAAAGGTAATTCCGTCCAATTCGGCGGGAAGCCCATCATTTCCGCCACAAATCGGGGATTGAGTTGGGAAGTTTTCCCAGTTGTTAATTCCATTTCTGCTATCTGGTCCGTCAAATTGCCTTTTCCTCGTTTGTCCGATGTATTCCCTCTGCTCGCTTGTGCCGTTGGGGTGCATAGTAACCTCGTTAAAGTCATTGAGTGCATACTCCCCTGTTTCACTTGGCTGCTTTTCATGTTTGCTGTGGCATTCGTTGCGTCCATTCCTGTTGGAGTTGGTAGAATTCCGTAAAAATTCATGTGATCTATTATACTGTTTGGCCTCTCCTCTCCGTTGTTCCTGCTCATCATTGTTTTGGCCCCGATGCTTTTAATTTCTCTACTCTTTCCGGATGATCCCTTTGTACACTTGTTACGGTAGGCAACAAACCAAATTCGCTCTCTTTTGTGCGGTGCGTTAACGGCACAAGCTGGCAATACATACGCCCAGACTTCGTACCCTTCAGCTTCCAAGTCAGTTTGCGCTTCGTCGAATACCATCCCTCCATTCCAATTAATAAGGCCGAAAACGTTTTCGCCCACAACCCAACTTGGTCGAATTTCTCTAATTGCTCTAAGCATTTCCGGCCAGAGGTGGCGGTCATCTTCTTTTCCTTTTCGCTTTCCTGCAAGTGAGTAAGGTTGGCAGGGAAATCCTCCTGTGAGTATATCAATTCTGTTTGCATATTTTGTAAAATCTGTTTTTGTTATATCTCCAAATCCTTCCGCTTCCGGGAAGTGATGTCTTAAAACCTTTTGTCCAAATTCATTCCATTCGCACCAGGCAACGGTTTCCCATCCCATCCAACGTGCCGCCAATGAAAAACCTCCTATCCCTTCAAACAACCCGATATGTTTCATATAATCAAAACCCGCAATCCATTCTTTTTGTCGGCGGAATTAGAATGGGATTTCACTCTCGCCTCCTGGTTGGTAGTACACACTTGATGTTTCTCCTTGTCCATAGAACACTGTATTGGTTTCTTGCCAGTTGAGCCTTACTTCTCCCGTACCGCTTTGCCTTCCTTTACGGATTAGCACTTGGGCTATCCCCTTCGTTGATTCTCCGGAATCCATGAAAGCGTCTATTTTATAATATTCGGGGCGGTGCAACATAAGAACGGTATCCGCATCTTGTTCAATATCTCCTGAAGCTCTGAGGTCTGATAACTTAGGTTCTTTGTCGGTACGTTCCTCATTGTTTCTGTTGAGCTGGGAAAGAAGCAAGATAGGGACTTCCAGTTCTTTTGCCAAATTCTTGAATCCCTTAGTTGCTTCTCCAATAGCATCTGTCGTACTTTTCTTGCTTGAGAAAGAAAGGAGCTGTAAGTAGTCAACTGCCACGGCTTCGATTCCGTGCTTATGGACAAGGGAACGTATTTCAGCCATTAGCACGGAAGGGTTACTGTGCTTAGGGGTGTAGATTAAGAAGTTCTCCTGACCGCTTCCGGCTTCTCCCCGTTGTATTCTCTGCCACTCCTGGGTTGTTATTTGCTTGGGGAGCTGTAATGTTTTGCTGTTGATGCCCGTTTGCATGGAGATTTGTCTTACTCCTATTTGCTCGTTGGACATTTCTAAGGATACGAAGAGAACTTTCTTTTTATAGAATACCGCCGCCCTATACAATGAATTAACCGTAAAGGCGGTTTTACCCATGCCTGGTCGTCCAGCAATAACAACCAAATCCCCCTTTTTCCATCCTGCCAACGCAGCATCCAGTTCTGGATATCCCGTTGACACCCCCATCATACCCTCCTTGGATAAGGCTATTTTATTCAAATAGACGGCGGTTTCTATATACACCTGCTTGAGCGTCTTAACGCCACTCATACTCCCCGTTGTCAGGATATCATTTAGCTTCTTGTGAAATGATTCAATTCGCTCAATTAACTCTAAGGGGTCATAGGTGTCGGATGCACTATTCTGGTTTAGCTCAAGGGAGAACTGGTAGGATTCCCTTTTTATCTGCCACTCTTTTAGCAGTTGGATAGAGTATTCGATACTCCCAGACTGAACAGGGCTATACTCTAAAAAAGTAACGTAGGACATACTTACGTATTCCAAGTCCCCTTGCTTGCGTAGCTGGTCAATTACGGATAGCTTGTCAATAGGAGCGTCTGCATTGTACAGGGATTGTAAGGCAGTGTAAATCTTCTTTAGCCTCAGCGTATGGAATAAGCCTTCGTTTAAGGAGGCATAGTTCTTTTTAAAGGTGCCAGCCTCCGAGATAAATATCCCTATCGCTGTTTCTTCTAACTTCTCATTATGTGGGTCGCCTTTAGTTAGGAGCATCTTTAGAATAATTGTTGTTGCTGTTTGTACGTTGCAAATCGCTTTTTGCCTGCTTCAAAATAATCTAAATCAATTTCGCAGATATCTAAATCAAAGCCCTCCATGTCGCACGCAATGGCCGAACTCATACTCCCTCCGTGTGTGTCCAGTATCTTATCCCCTTGCTTAGCGTACTTCTGTAAAAGCCAGCGGTAAAGTTTAATTGGCTTTTGAGTAGGGTGAATTTTATCGCCAGTTCTATTATCATATCTGTAAAGTTGTGCAGGGCTATCAAATGAAGTCCAAGCTAATTCTACTTGTGAAAAGTTTTCCCACGGTTGCACCTTATCCCAGCAAATAATACATCTGGTTGGTGGTAACGGAAAGTAATTGCCACCCCAAATGATTTGATTTTTAGAAATCCTTTTCAATTCTGCAAAATATTCGGAATCGGGTTTAATATCCCAATTTTCAAGACCTCCATTATTCAAAATTCTGTTTTTTAATTTGCCTCTCCCGTGCGTGCTACCTTTTGGCATCCCATAAGGCGGATCAACTATGCAAAGGTCGTAGTAATTATCGGGTAAAGATTTCATAAACTCCACGCAATCGGTATTGAAAAACTGTATGTTAGGCATCTTTCTTCTTCTCTTTAGGGGTGAAAGCTATTGATTCAGGGGGTTTCCCCGTTAGGGCGTTAAGAAGCCCTTTGTTGTTACAAGACTTGCAATAAGGGTCTTTCTTCCCCTTGCATATAGGACAAATAATCCACATGGTTCTTTTACGATACCGCCCCCTATTTTGTTCGATTAGGTGTTTTCACCCCTCTTTGATTCTTTTTGTCGGCGGAATTAATAATACGCACGCTTGCACCTCTGCTCTCCACACCCAGTCATTAGACCCCAAATACACTTCTTTCCTTCCTTTAGACCAGTAGGAGGCAAACGATTCTTTATACGTGTCCAACCACTCTTTAGGTTCCGGCAGTTTCTTTTTATCGTAGTACCCTGACTGAATCCGCTTCCTCATTGTTTCTGTAAACTTATAGTTCCGGAATATTACTTTGTCGTAATAGTCTTTCTGCATATCCAGTCCGTTATCTAAGTAATCCTGTATTGTAATATCTTGGATGCGTACTACGTCCATACGGACTATCTTAGCCCATAACTCCACGCTGGTGATAGGCTGGCTCATAGCATGAACGGGGGACGTATCTGAGCTTTTAGGCACGGATATCCCAAACTGGTTGACGTAGTAATCTTCGTATAAGGCTATGTACTGACCCACGTATCCGGCACGGCAGGCGACGTAATTCCCCCATTCAGAGTTGCTGGAGAACTGAGCGTACCATCCACTTTTTAATTTAGCGTTGACGATATTGCCATGCAGTACTCGTTTCGTTACTGGGCAGTTGACAAATCCTAAGAAGTCTTTTTTGTTCTGCTTGCCCAGTTCGGGATCAGAGAATATGAACTGCTTCTTCTTGCCGGTACGGATTAAGGATGCGTCTAACTTGGTTATGCGCTTCTGTACATACCCTGCTTTTTTTATTTCGGGAATGGATACCGCCCTTAAAACGAATGCTTCTGCCATTTCCTATTATTTGTTCTCTGGGTTATACGTAACCCCTGATTTATTGTTTTGCTGGGCGGTTACTCGCAAGGCAACATAGGGTTTTGGCAGTGCGACCCAACAAATAACCCAGAGCCATACCCTTTAGATTGAACATAATTAATCACATCCGCAATTGAAGGGATGCCCACTATTACTGGTTGCTTAGTTTCTTTATCAATCTTTCTGATTTTTCTACTACAAAACCTGACTGGAATATAATTTGGTGGGAAAAAAGTTGTCCCTAATTCTATTTCAAGTTTTTTAATATACTCTACTTTCTCAGGTCTGTATTCCGCAATCTTAGCAACTTCATCCAGCGAACACATAATACAAGGGAAACATCCAACCCGTGTAAATCCATATTGATAAAGCTTGTTTGGCATATATCCATTATCAATAATGTATTCAAAAACCTCCTTTGTAGACCAGCTAATAATTGGCCTCACTGCAAAACAAAAATATTTTTTTAGCCACAAGACTATATCTTTTTTTCGATAAGAATATCGTTTAGGTTTACCTTTTTTGTCAAATCCATAAGACTCAAAGTAATATTTAAAATAATCCTCTGACTTATTCATGGATGCTCTGTTCGTGCTTTCTTCCCATCGAATGCCTTGATATATATTAACATTGCCTTCTAAACTCAATATAAAATCTATTGTGGGCTTTATTTTTAACTCTTCAGTACAAAACTTTGCTTTTGTAGAGGCGAACCTGCCTTTCTTTCTTGTCAGATTTTCAAATCCCATACTTGTTAATCTTATTATCTTTTCGCCCAGCTTGTTTTCAAATTCGTTTAAAAACTCATAAGTAACCTCATCCTCCCATTCCGTATCGCAGTTTAAATAAATAACGTTTTCGAGGGTTTTTTTAGCCCAAATAGCAACAGCTTGACTGTCTTTCCCTCCGGAAACAAGGGCTATGTTAATGGTAGGGGTATTTGTTTTTGCTTCTTCCATGTTAAAATATCTTTGTCTTTGTAACCCCTGATTTATTGTTTTGTCGGGCGGTTCTCCAAAGCCTTCTGTCTTTCTTCAATTAGCTTTAGGAGTACTATCTGGCATTCTTTTTTATTGGTAGGGAAATAAAAGAGGATAGATTCCTCATCTTGTGCGAGCCTATGTTTCAGCATTTTTATTTTCATCCTCCACTCGGCAGTGCCTTTAATTTCTTTTACTGAACCATCTTTATTCTTTACCTTACCTGTTATGTGTTTGGTATCCACGATAGCAAAACAATCCAGTAGAACATCTCCTGGTTCTGCATAGATAAAGAAATCCGGCTCTATTTTTATTGATTGAACCTTTTCTCCCATATAGGTAAACGGGGGCTGGAGTTCAACACTTTGTTTCTCCAAGAAAGGAATCCCAGCATTTACCAGAAGGGATTTAAAGTAAATCTCTAATTTAGAATCATGGGAGCCAACACGGACGTTCCCGTATTTGCTTTTTGTAGAAAGGGCTTTGCCTGTTAGTTTCTTAGTCCAAGCGTTACGTGATGCTGTCATGGATGGATTCCGCCCCTAAAATTAATCATTTGGGCTTGTTTTCTCATCCAGCAAAGGAAGTAGAATCTCACTGATAGCCTCATTGAAGCAATCTTTGTAGGCTTGCAGGACTTCGTTTCTCCCCCATCCGGTTTTTGCTTTCAACCTTTCTGTAAAAAGTTGCTCAATTCTTTTTAATAGCTTCTTGTTCATACCTATTATACTATACGCATTCCCAGAGAAAAGGTTACAAAAACCCGCAAAAAAATAAAATAGAGAGCGGTTCAGAAAAAAAAATAAAAAACTTCTTGCTTTTTAAAAACGGGTTGTTTTACTTTGTGCCGTTGAGCTAACGCCTTTTGGGAAGAAGGTTTAAAAAAAACGTGTAAGAGCATATAGTTTTGTTTTCACCTTCTTCCCGGTCTTAAACTATGTTTAAAGCCTTGATTGTTAACTCAATCGAGGCTTTTCTTTTTTATCTCGTTAAAGACAAATCAGATAGCACAATGTGGGGCGTACTTTCCTAACTGAGCATTGAGCGAAACTAACCCAGTAATCAGGAGCAAGCAGACTGGGACTGAATTGTAAGTGTGGAAACACACTGGGCGGTTATAGGCGAAGACTCTTTAAAACAGAGAATCACCGCACCTAAACATGGTCTAACAGGGTTTGGGGTCTGACGACGGGGAACTCATGTGACGAATGTTACACCTCTCAGGACAAGACAAATCCCCCCTTAATCGGGGAAGGGATTGTTTTGTCCTCCTTAGAAGAATCTATGCTCAAAATGTTCCATGCTAATAGGGATGTTATCCTGAAGATATAGAATTATAGAAAAGAAAAATAAAAAAAAAGAAAATAAAATTCTAAAATCTTTTGCCCAAATTCCGTCCAATTCAAATTTGCCCGATTTTTTTTTGCTTCCCCTGAAGCTATTCATCCAGGGTAATTTTCTCTGACAAGATTTTATCAATGTTCTTCTGATTGCCTCCCTCTTGGGATTTAATTTTCTGGTGCATACCAAAACCTTTTTCCATTGTTTCAATAAGGGTAGGAAGCTCGGAGGTAATCTTAATTGCCATCTCTGACCACTTCTTCAACTCATCCAGTGTCATGCCTCTGGTGCTTTCTATTGAGTTCCCTTCGCTATCCATTTCCGTTATCTTAGTATTGTTGGTATCGGTATTGAGGATTTGGACAAACTGGTTAAACACATTCTCAGTTGCTTCCTTCGCTTTATTACGAGTGCTGGGATTGAACTTGCGCATACGTAGAATCGCAGAGCGCACGTTGTCGGGAAACTTACCCTGAGCGTACAGTGCTTTCTCCTGAGCAGAAAGAGAACCTTGCTTAAAGGCTCTTTCAATACACTTGGCTATACGTACAGAATCTTCTCCTTTTATGGGAGAAGTAGGAGAACCGTACAGGATCACAAAGCGGAGTTCTTCATCAATAAGTTTGGAATCGGTGAACTCAGGAACTTCTTGTAGGGCTGGGTACAGCTCACGGAGCTTACGGGTATGGTCAGCAGGGACAGGAAATAATTCGTTGGACATAAGGCAAAGGTATTAATCCCGCCCCTAAAATCAATAAATCAGGGGTTTTGAAACTTTTTGGAGGCGGTTGCGTATAAACAAATATGGCACTAAAGCCGTTAAAGTTTGACAGGGCGACGGGTTTTTTCCCAGCGAAGCGGTTTGACCCTTCAAAGGGAACGGTTGTTTTTGTTACGGGAAGCGACCCTATTGTGTTCTATGTGTTTCTGGAGAAGTTACCGTGCCACAAGTTGACTACCCCTGTTTTAACAAAAATACCGGCGGTTACAGAATACCAGATAATCTACACCTTCCATTACTTCTTAACCAAACTTTTCCCTTCAATACCCAAGGGCAAAGTCTTTTTCTACTCTGATTTAATTCTAAGTTACCGTAGCTTACAGCGAATCTTTGCCCAAGTATTAGACAAAGAGGATTACGAAGAGGACTTACAGCGGTACGGGATCCCGTACACAGACAATGTAGGCAGGATCATAAAGAACACATATTCTATCCTTATGGCAAATCCTGGCAGATTCGGACTACTCCCTTTTGGTCATTCCCTGATGGAGTTGTATTTTAAAATATCGTCAGAAAGCCCTACTTTTGACGTATGCAACAAAGTCTTAAAGTTGACGGACGTTACCGATTATTCAAGGGTAAGCTAAAGTCGTTGCCCTATACTTATCTTGTTCCATTGTACTACCTACCTAATTTTGCAGAGCGTATGGGGTTTACTAAAAACCTACCGGAAGCAGATGCTGAGGCGGTTCGGGAAGAGATATTGAAGTTCATGCAGATTAAAAAGGGCGATGCTCCTACCTGCTTTGACGCTTGGATGCGGGAGGTATTTAAGATGAATGATCTTAGATTTGAATCCTTGAAACTTGTTGTTGATGGTACGGAAACCGCCCAGAAAATTAACGGATTGCTCTTTGTGCTGAGGGAATGCCAGCCAGCGTGGGTGTTCGGATGCTTCTTAGCCCCGTTGAATTATACTCAAATGTTTTCCAATAATGCAGAAGACAACTACGGAAAAACCAAAATATTTACTGGGGCATAAGTTTGTTGTCCTAACTACTTTAGAGTTAGCGGAGGTTGTTACCAACCCCGATAAGGATGGTAATGTACGGGTTCAGTTTACCCGATACCTGCCAGAGCAGGAGAATATCTCAAGGGTAACGCTTATGAGCCAAACGAATATCCAGAGGCTTGTTAACTTCAAGAGTGCTGAGGTTATTTCGGATCAAGAATATGCTGAGTTAGCGGATGCGATTAAGAATATGCACTTACACGTTCAGGTTCCGTATAAGAACCCGCCAGCCCTTTTATTGAAAAACCGGTTTGTGGCATTAGGCTTTTCTGCGGGCATTAAGAAAGCGATAGATATTCTGGCTGACCCTGAGTATGGAAGCCGGAAAGCTATTGTAGAAGCGTTAAAGAATAGCAAGATTTGAGCCACAAGCAAAACATATCGAAGCGGGAGTTGGAGATGTACTTTACTCTGTACAAGAGTGGGGCATTATTAGATACTGCGGTATTAATCCAACTGAAGCAGGGAGGGTATGATGTCAACTACGAGGTAGTTGGGGCTATGCCAGAAACCCGCCTTTCAACGAATTTGCCGGCGGTATCCCAACCTCAAATTACCGTTGACCCCTTCGTATCCACAGTAAGCAAGACCTTACAGATAGGCGACTACACCGCCAAAGCCACCGTAACCAAATCTCAGTTAGCCTCTAAGATAAGCCAGTCCTTCTGGATGCCTCAAGGAGTAGGTATAAAGGGATATATGGACCCGGAAATAATCCAGTTCATTGACACCATGCTTTTCGGGGACTTCCGAGATATTTACATACCCCACTATTTATCCAACTACATTACTCAGGCATACTACTGGCTAAACGATGATCCATTAGTATGGTCCTCAGATTTATCTTACGAGCAAGCTAACGAGTTACTGAGAACGGAAGCCAAGCGGTGCAAGTGCAATTCGTTGTACGCTTTAAATAAGCACTTATGGTTTCAGGAATCGGGGGCTACCAATGGATTAGGTAAGGAGAAGTATACGGCGTGGCCTTTGCAACAGTTGGTATTATTCCTTCAGGACTGCGGGTACAGTATTTTTGCTACCAAGGGTAGGCAGGTAGGTTTAACCATTACTGAAGGAGGCTGGGTAGCCAACAAAACAATGGTTTATGAGAACTATAAAGCCAAATATATAGCCTGTGATTTAGAGAAGTCAATGGAGATTTATACGGATAAGATTTATTATTCGTACTCCAACTGGTCCGACTATATGCGGCCTTCGGTATTCTCTGATACCAAGATGTCGCTACGTGTGGGCTACAAAGAGGAAAAGGGAACTATCAAAGGGAACAACTCTTCTATTCTGGTAGATAGCCCCAGCAAGTACTCTATCAATGGAGGTACACCAAGCGTGGTTCTTTTGGATGAAATTGGTATGACCCAGAAACTTGGGGTTATGATGAAGGAGGGCAGACCTACTTTATTTAAGAATATCAACGGAACCTTGCGACAGGTAAGGCAGGTTGTGGGATGGGGAACCGGCGGTAATATTAATCGGGAGGGAAAAGACTTAGAGATTATCTATATGGGCTTGATCCGGGAATGGCAGGAAAGAACGTTCGATTCTGGCATTATCCCTATGTTCATTCAGTGCTTTGCCAAACCTGGGATAACGGAAGAGTTCTTGGAATCGGAGTATCGGTCGTATATGGCCGGAACGAAAGAGGGGCTGGTTCTGGATGAGGATCCTGAAGTTCAGTTCAAGCAACACTATCCCCGGAGGATAGCAGACGTTTTCTTATCTTCGGACAGCACGCTTATTCCCAGAAAGCAGATTGACGTTCACGTTAAGCGGGCGTTGGAAGCCCCTAAGAAGTACGGGTATTTCATTCCTAAATATTCCAGCAGCCCGAATGCCCCGATATTCTTACGGGACAAAGGAATAATTGTGGGGGCGGAATTCATACAAACAGACAGGGTAGACCCTTTGGTTACTACCACAATTTTTCACGAACCTGATCCTGCCTGGATAAACAGGTATTACAAAGGAACAGATTGTATTAATCATGGCACGGGAACGTCCAATTTCGATTCCACAATATTTGATGCAGTAAACCACACTATTTCGGCTGAAGTTAATTTCAGGGTTCCGGACTACCACGAATGTTATATCCAGGCTATATGCTTATCTTTTTATTTTATGAACAAAAGAGGGGAGTTCCCTTTTGAGTTAATAGAAACCAATACGGGTGCTGAGTACACCAACTGGTTAGAGATAATGGGACTGGAACGGTACGTTATTTCCAATGCTGAGTTACCGGATATGTTCCAGTCAGGGGAACAGGCTTCTCAAGATGGTATTAGTAAGAAGGCGCACAATGCTCCAAGGATAGTAGGGAAACTTATTGAGTTGGTTACTGTATACGGTGAGAAAATAGACAGTCCAGAGTTTTGGAGTGAGATATCTTCGTTTACTAAGAAGCTCAATCCTTCTAAAACGGGATATGTTTGGGGGCCAAAAGATAAGGCGTATTACAAAGATGATCGGTTAGATGGAGCTGTATACGGGTACTTAGCAGCAGAATCGAAGAACCATTTAGTGCCTAAGAACGTAGATGTAAAAACAGAGAAGGACTGGTTACGAGAATCTAAGCCAAGCAGAAATATAATTAGAGGAGACGATGGAAGGCTTACAGTAGTTGTTAAGTCAGCAAGGGAAGCAAAGATAGAGAATGCGTTAAGGGGATACCGCCAGCCAAAATATTCAAAGTGAGGTTTTGCCCCAGTTTGAAACATTTTCGGGGCGGTATCGTAAAACAAAAAACATGAATCAAAAAGTTAATTTAACCTACGAAGAACGGGTTGCTCTTTATAAGGATACAGACAGAGATGTGTTAATTGAGATGCTAATAACAAATCAAGACCTTTTGGTAGCAATGACACAGGAAGAAATAGCTTTAAACGAATCCAAAGCCCCCTTACCAAACATTAGCTCCACGAATCTTCCTACCTACGTACATCCAAAGGAAGCGGGCAAGGTGATTGAAACTTCTTCTCAGAACTACACTTTTAAAATCTACAACGGGAGGATAAAGGTTTACTGCGATGGGTATGTAATGTTCTTATTTAACCAAATTGACTTTTCCGG